CTTGGAGTCCGATCGTCACACGTTCTTGGAGCGGGCGAGGGACTGCTCCAAGCTGACGATCCCGACTCTGGTTCCTCCACAGGGCCACAGTTCCGCCACGATCTACCCGACCCCGTTTCAGGGTCTGGGTGCCAGAGGCGTGAATCATCTGGCCGCCTCACTGCTGCTCAGCATGCTTCCCCCCAACCAGCCGTTCTTCCGTCTGGCTTTGGACGAGGAGGCTGTCCGGTCTCTTGGTGCCGGTCCCGGGGTCAAGGCCGAGATCGATCAGACCCTGTCCTCCATGGAACGGTCGGTCATGCAGGAGATCGAGACCATGGCGGTCCGGTCGTCCGTGTTCGAGGCCGTCAAGCATCTCATCGTTTCCGGCAATGTCCTTCTTCACATGGACCGGGGACGGCTCAAGGTTTTCCACTTGGATCAGTATGTGATCCAGCGGGACAGTTCTGGCGACATTCAGCACATCGTTGTGAAGGAAACGATCGCCAGAAACTCTCTCGAAAGGTCCATCCTCGACCAGATCGATGGGGAAGAGGGTGGTCCGTACAAGTCGGCCAAGGAAGACGAGGTCGATCTGTACACCTGCGTCCACCGGACCGGGGAGTCCTCTTGGGAGGTCTACCAAGAGATCGAGAACCATCGAATCGAGTCCACGGCCGGGACCTACAAGAACGACAACTTCCCGTGGTTCGCCTTGCGGATGAACCGGGTGGAAGGCGAAAGCTATGGCCGGGGTTATGTCGAGGAGTACCTCGGCGATCTCAAGAGTCTTGAGGCCCTGACCCAAGCAATCGTCGAAGGCTCCGCCGCCGCCGCGAAGGTCCTGTTCTTGGTCAACCCCAACGGGTTCACCAACGCGGAGACCTTGGCCCGTTCCCCCAACGGAGCAATCCGGGAAGGACTCGCCACCGATGTTACGGTACTGCAAGTTCAGAAACAGAACGACTTCTCTGTTGCGCTTCAGACAATCGCTCAGATCCGCGAACGGCTCAGTTATGCGTTTCTGCTCGCGGAGAGTACGATTCGCAATGCTGAGCGTGTTACCGCGGAAGAGGTCCGTCTCACCACGGCAGCGGTAGAACGCCAGCTTGGCGGGGTCTACAGCATCCTGTCTCAGGAGTTCCAGCTTCCGTTCGTGCGGTACCTGCTCCAGTACATGGCCAAGTCCAAGCGTCTCCCCAAGGTTCCCGATCAGTACGTCAAGCCGATGATCGTCACCGGCATCGATGCCTTGGGCCGGGGCAACGATCTGACCAAGCTGGACACGTTCCTGATCGGACTCCAGCAGGTGATCGGTCCCGAGGCCTTGGCCCAGTTCGTCAACATCGAGGAGTATCTGGCCCGTCGTGCTGCCGCGTTGGGTATCGATACCGATGGGTTGATCAAGTCTCAAGAGGAACGGCAGGCCGAAATGCAGCAGGCCGCTCTGGCTCAGGCCGGGCAGCAGGCTGCCGGTCCTGTCGCGGGCAAGTTGGCTCAGGCTGTTGCGGAGGGTACAATCCCCCAAGAGGCCCTAACGCAGGGAGCCCAAGCCGTTTCCCAGCAAATGCAAGGAAGTAGCCAGTGACCGAACGAATCCAATACAATGACGGTGTGACCGGTCCCGATGCCCCCGACAGCGGGGACCCCGGAGACGAGCATACGGAAACCACCCCCACGGAGCAGCCCCAAACCGAGACTCCCCAAGAAGAGGCTCCTGCTCCTGCGGATGACTCTACGGAAACCACCGAGCCCGACTCTTCCGGTCTCGACTTCGATCGGTTTACCGCCGAGGTGGCCGAGAACGGAACCCTGACCGACGACTCGTTCGCCGAGCTTGAGAAGGCTGGAATCCCCCGTTCCTTTGCGGAACAGTACATCGCCGGGACCAAGGCGATTCAGGACCAGCACTCCCAGAAGATGTACGAATCGGTCGGGGGCGAAGAGGCCTACAACGAAATGATCGAATGGGCCTCGGAGAACTTTTCCGAGGACGAGATCGATGCCTACAACAAGGCGATCACCACGGACGGTGCTTCGCAGAAGTTCGCTTTGAATGGACTCAAGGCGAGATACGAGGCGGCCAACGGACGGCCCAGCCTCGTTCGGGGAGCGTCCAAGAAGACCTCCTCAGGGTTCCGTTCCACCGCCGAGATGGTCAAGGCCATGAGCGACCCTCGGTACAAGAACGATCCCGCGTACCGTGCCGATGTAGAGAACCGAGTCAAGAACGCATCTTTCTAAAGGAGCAATGAATGCCTGTCAGCCAAGTGTCCAACATGGACATTGCCGGTCTGTGCGACCGGGTCACCGTCTACGCCCGCGAGTTGATCTCGTCCCAGAGTGCCTTCAACGGCGGCTTCTTCCTTGAGGCCGATCGCGAGCGTTTCGCAACGTACCTCGATCGTCTTGAGGGCTTCGCGACCGCCGCGAACTCCCAGCCCCTCGACCTTCCGAAGATCCACAACGTCGGCTATTCTCTCCTCAAGTCCTTCCCGACCGACGAGCAGATCGAGGCGGTCGAGAATCAGGACTGCAAGGACATCGTCCGTCGCCTCAAGGCCCTTTGGGTTGACATGAGCGAGAGCCAGAGTGCCGATCTCGCGAGCGGCATCAACCGTTTCGATCTGATGCGGTTCAAGGCCCTGCTCGACAGCATGCGTGCCCTGCTGGCCATGTCCGGTGACAGCATCGATCTGCCCGAGAATCAGGGCAACACCCCGGTCCCGGTGACCGGTGGTTCCTCCGCCCGCACCCCGGCTGGCAACTATTGATGAAGCGTACCGACCCTGAAGTGGGTCGGACGGTTGAAGAGAACCGCCCCGTCTTCCAGTGCATGAAGACGGGGCTTCTCTATTTCTATGCCGATCCGCCCAAGCGATATGTATCGGTTACCAATGTGGAGTTGAAGACCGATGAGCGAAAACGAGACAAGTGACCCCAAGCCGGGGTACAAGACGACCGAGTTCTGGCTGTCCACTGCCGCCTGCCTTGTGGGTGCCGTGGTCGCTTCCGGTGTTGTCCCTTCGGACTCTGCCGGGGAACGCATTCTGGCACTGATCGTGTCGGTCTTGGCCGCTCTCGGCTACACCGGAAGTCGTCTGGCTCTCAAGCGAGAGAGGAAGTATTGAATGTGGGCCGCGATCGGCACCGCCGTCGTGACCCTTCTCATGGAACTGATCGGTTTCGGATGGAGACGAACCAATGCCCCCAAGACTGCGAGGGATGTTGCTGATCTCCCTGATGGTCTTCGCGACCAGTTTGAGCGTAGGGTGCGACAGCACCAGAACAGTGTTCGTCAATCCGACCGATCATGATCTGATCAGGCTCGGTCCTGAAGTCCGGGGCCGAGTCTATTTGTGGAACGGGGTTGCTTGGCAACTCACCGACCACCCAGTCCTGCTGCCCGAGGGGTGGTACGCAGGATATGTCTCCCCTGCGGGGGATGACCCCATCACCCCTGAGTCGGATTTCCCGTCCCTGTCTGCGGACCCGGACGAGGAGAACTGACATGCCTTACAAGAGCAAGGCGCAGTCCCGCTACATGCACGCGGTCCTTCCGAAGATCGCCAAGAAGTGGGACAAGAAGCAGAAGGGACCCATTCGCAAGGAGCGGGTGGGCCGAAAGAAGTCTTACTAACTAAGGATACACAATGGCTGTTACTGGAATCTCCCTCACTGGCCAGATCAACGGCACGGGAGGGAGTGTAGACTACGGTACTGACAATGCTATGTTCCTGAAGGTCTTCAGTGGTGAAGTCCTTCAGGCGTTCGAGACCGCGACTGTGATGAAGCCTCTTCACTCGGTTCGCACCATCAGCAATGGAAAGTCGGCCCAGTTCCCTCTGACCGGAATCGCGTCGGCTAACTACCACACGCCCGGTGAGGACCTGATGACCGATGGGTCCTACATCTCCGCCATCAAGCATGCCGAGAAGGTCATCTCGATCGATGATCTCCTCACGGCCACCACGTTCATCGACAAGTTGGACGAGGCCAAGAACCACTACGATGTCCGGTCGATCTACTCGTCCGAACTCGGTCGTGCGCTTGCTCGCGAGATGGACAAGCACCTGATCGGTGTTGCCATCAACACTGCAGCCGAGTTCACTGGCAACGACCCGGCTGCCCGAGCCAATGCGGTCACTGGTCTTCCGGGGTCCACCGTCATCACTAACGATGCCCTCGGTGCCAATGCAACCTCGGACATTCCTTCCGGTGGCGTTGCTACCTTCATCGATTCGATGTTCGACTTGGCTGCTCAGTTCGACGAGAAGAACGTTCCCTCCGAGGAGCGGTACGTTGTTCTCACTCCGCAGTCGTACTACAACATCGTGAACAGCGACGATGGCAAGGACCTGATCAACCGGGACTTCAATCCCGATCCGAGCAACTCTTTTGTGAACGCTCAGATCGCCTCGGTTGCCGGTTTCCGCATGATCCGCAGCAACATCGCTGCTCAGGTCTACGGTGCGTCCATCTCCAACCCCGGAAAGGGCGACAACAACTACGGTGGGAACTTCTCTCGGATCAAGGCCATCGCCTTCCAGAAGCAGGCCTTTGGTACGGTCAAGTTGCTCGACCTCGCCATGGAGTCGGAGTACGAGATCCGCCTTCAGGGCCACCTCATGGTCGCCAAGTACGCCATGGGTCATGGTTCGCTGCGGCATGAGTGTGCGGGTGTTCTTGCTGGAGCCGATGCCTAACCAAGGTAGGTGATCCCAATCTAGGGGTCTGTCCCGTAACAGGGGCAGGCCCCTTTTTTACATCCTGCAGGAGTACCACATGCCCATCCACGATGGACCCTCTCCGTGGGCCCTGAGCGAGGTCGATGCCATCAACATGGCTTTGGCAACGATCGGGTCCTCACCGGTAAACAGCGTGGACACCCCTTCGGTGGACGCCTCGATGGCCAAGGCCACTCTCAAGGAGATTTCTCTAGCTGTCCAGAGCCACGGCTGGTACTTCAACACGGAACAGCGAAAGGTCTGGAACCCGGCGTCGGGGGGACTGATCGCGGTACCGGACAACGTGCTGTACATCGACAACGCCTATGTCGGTCCCAAGGTTGATGCGGACGACCGCCAGATCACCATCAAGGTCCGTGCCGGGACCAAGCGGTATCTTTATGACACCACCAACCAGACGTATTCGTTCGAGACCCCGATCACGACCAAGACGGTCTATGTCTATGACTGGAACTCTCTTCCTCAGCCTGCTCGCCAATACATTGCGGTTCGGGCGGCGAGGGTCTTTCAGGACCGATCCGTGGGTTCTGAGAAGCATCATTCGTTTACCCTGAGGGACGAGCAGTACGCCTTGTCCGAGCTTCGGCGTTTCGAGTCCGAGACCGCAGACCACTCGATCTTCGACAACTACTCGGTCTCCCGGGTGATCGATCGTGCCTATCCATATGTAACGGGACTGTAAATGTACAACATTGCCATCCCCAACATGCTGAACGGGGTCTCCCAGCAGCCCCCGCAGGTCAGGTTCCCGACCCAGTGCGAGGAACTGATCAACGGCCACTCCAGTCCGTCAGAGTCCCTGACCAAGCGATACCCAACGGACTTCGTGTACGACTGGAGTGTTGGGGAGGACCTGAAGACCGCTCCTTCGGGAAAGATGTTCATCGTCGATCGAGGAGACGGTGCGGAAGCCTACGGTCTGTTTATCAAGGGTTCCGGCTTCGTCAAGGCGTGGGACCTGAGGAACGACACCGAGATCCCTGTCCAGCTTGGGGCCACGACCCCCGACTTCACCTATCTGGACATCACCGACCCCCAAAAGGCCGAGTCCGCTCTGTCGATGACCACCATCGGCGACTTTACTTTGGTGGCCAACCAAGAGAAGACCGTGGCGATGGACACGGCCTTTGTCGAGCCGTCCGACCTTCAGGCTCTGCTCTGGGTCCGGGCGGTTGGATACGGGTCCACGTTCGACATTCGCCTTGAGCTACAAGATGACGACGGAACAGCGGTTGTGTCCCGGGATGTGTTCTTCCGGGCCCCCAACCTCGACGATACCGAATACTTCTTCCCAGAAAGCACCACAAAAGCGGGCTATCTTGCCGTCAACTCAAGCGACTCCTACCCTGACGCAGCAGACTGGGGGAGCCCGGCACCGCCCCAAGCCGGGGGGACCTTCGACACGTTCGGCAACGACACTGCGATTCTGGACCACAGGTTCATCGCTCTTCTTCTGTACGACGCTTTGTATCCAGACCCCCGTCTGGTTGTGAACGGCAGCGGGGACATCGGCGACGGGATGCCTGCTGTCACTGGCCTGACCATCAAACAACAGGGAAACACCGTCGTCCTCGATCTGGACCTCAGTGCTGCCCAAGCTGCCTACGGAAACTCGATCACCCGTATGCGAGTGTTTGTCAAGGATTCCTTGGGGAACAACGGGATCATTCCGGTCTCCTACGCGGTCCCTTCCTTCGATCGTCTGCCCCTGCAGGCCCCTGACGGGTTCGTCGTCAAGATCGAGGGTCTTGAAGACGAGGAGCGGGACGACTACTGGGTGAGGTTCGATGGGTTCAGTTCCTCATCGAGTCAGGCCACCGTCGAAGGCGTCTGGACCGAAACAGCCGAGCCGGAAAGTCGGAACAAGTTCGACTTCTCCACGATGCCTCATGCCTTCATCAGGAAGTTCTTCACTGCTCAGGACACCATCCCGGCAGGCTCGTCCATTGGTGATCCATATTTTGCGTTCACTCGGCTCGATGGGCTTGAGGCCGCCAACAACGAAGAGTGGAAGGCACGCAACGCGGGAGACGAGGTCACCAACCCGGTCCCCAGCTTTGTGGGCAGCACGATCGACGGGATCTTCACCACCCAAGGTCGCCTAGGGTTCGTTTCCGGGGAAGCCGTGTGTCTGTCTGAGGTCGGCAGGTTCTTCAACTTCTTCAGGACCACCGTCATCTCCCTTGTGGACTCGGACCGAATCGATGTTCTGTCCGCATACCCCGAGGTGACCAAGTTCCGACACGGAGTGCCTCTGGGCAACAAGCTGATCCTGTTCTCCAACAAGGCTCAGTTGGCCCTGTCGTCTCCCGACACCGAGCTTCTGACTCCCCGAACCGTCACCTTGGACTCCGTGTCCCAGTACGAGTGTGTTTCGGAATGCCGCCCGGCCTTGGTGGACCAAGAAGTGTTTTTCCCGTTCCTGCGGGGACAGACCTACACAGGCGTGCGGGACATGATCCTGAACATTCAGGATGCTTCTCTTGTGTCCGCACCGGAGGTCACGGCACACGTTCCCCGGTACATTCTGGGCACCCCGGAGATCATGCGGGCGTCCCCCTTCGAGCGTGTGCTTGCTGTTCTGACCAAGGACAGCGACACCAAGTTGTACATCTACAAGTGGTACGACTCCCAGAACCAGAGAGTCCAGTCTTCGTGGTCCCAGTGGGACTATCCGGCTGTCCAGATCGTTTCCATCGGCTGGCTTGAATCGGACCTGATCCTGTTCGTCAGGAACGCGATCACGGGTGACTATGGGATCAGGCGGTCCCAGATTCGGGACAACCGTCTCGACCCCAACTCGCCGATCTGCGTCCGTCTGGACAACCGACAGAAGTTCACGAACTATGGGAACACGGTCTCCGTTGCCGGTCTTTCTTCTCTGGCCGACCCTGTCTGCTCGAACCTTCAGGTCTCGGCCAGTCCCCTGTCGTTCCCGTCCGCGGGAAGCGGGGGTTCCGTCACAGCCAACGTGACCATGGACGGCGAGTGTGATTGGAACGCCAGTTCCAGCGAGTCTTGGGTTTCTCTGACCAACCCCTCGGGAACCGGAAACGGTACGTTCTCTTTCGATGTCTCCTCGAACGGGTCGAACGACACCAGAACAGCGGCAATCACCGTGTCCAGCGAGGCCGGTCTGGTCACGCTCACGATTCTCCAGCAGGGTCAGGTCATCACCTGTGACGCTGTAGGTGTTTCCCCTTCCGGTCTTGAGTTCGTCGCCGAAGAAGCTTCGAGCCAGACGGTCAACGTCACCACGGTGGACAACTCTTGTGGATGGACGGCAACGTCCTCGGACAGTTGGCTTGTCGTGTCGGGTGGCGTGGGTTCGGGGAACAGTTCGTTCACCGTGTCGGTATCCGACAACACCACGACATCCCCACGTTCAGGCTCGGTCACCGTCGCTCTCGATTCCGGGCTGGCTTCCGAGACCGTTTCGGTCACCCAGCAGGGGATCGAGGCTCCTCCTCTTGTCCCGCTTCACCTACTGCCCGAGTGCAATCTGGACGGAAGCCCGGTCCAGCCAGTCAGCGAAGGTTCAGGGTTCCTGTTCAGTGGTGGTAACCCCGGAAACCCCACCAACCCCGTCATTCCCCCCAACTTGACCATCGCTCCCGGGGCTTCCTACCTGTTCCCTGAGGTGAGACTGACAAGTGAAATCGAGTTCGGGAGCAGGGGAACCGACTTCGAGTGGTCATCGATCTTCAACGGACCCTCGGATCAGTATGGTTACGACCCCTACCTGTTCATGTTGAAGCCGAACGTGACAGTGCGGTTCGACACATACTTCAGGGCGTCTAGAGAGTACACCGCCTATACGACACCCAACCCCATCGACGCTTTCGACATCACAATCGAGGTCTTTGGGGAAGGAGCAGGAACCAGAACCGTCACCGAGTCCGAGTTCGACTACAGCACCGTGGCCGGAACAGGTCAATACGGGGACTTCGCGAACGGCAACTTGATCTGGACAGATGTCATCGAGTCTGCCCCAAAGCAGGTTCAGGTCGGAGGTTTTCTGCTGGAAGTCACCTTCAGGTATCGGGGAGCGTGGCAACACAACCCGTTCCCTGTCAACAACCAAACGGACTTCAGCAACATCAACGACCCTGCTGTAGGGTTCGACGGGTATGTCGAGGTCAAGGTTGTTGAAGGACCGTCTACCGAGTCCAGCTATCTCCGGGTCACCCACAAAAGCTACAATGTTCTCGGGTTTCCGGCCAGCGACACGACACTGGACCCCCTCTTTGGTCAGGGTCACGGCTTCTCGGTCACGGCCACTTATACGAACTCCACGAAGAGCCCCGTCACGCTCAACCCCCAGTCCAGCTTCCTTCCCTTGAGTTCCGGGGAGGACTTCGAGGAGCAGTACCCCACCAGAGTCGTGTACGCAGAAGGTCCGAACGCTGGCAGCACGGTCCGGGAAGAGTCCCGTCAGTACAACCCGTCTACAGGGTTGATAGACATCCAGATCGATGCCGATGGAACCCCCGTCTACTTCGGTCACGACTACCAGTTCTTCTACCGGTTCTCCCAGCCCTACCTCAGGGTCGGGGATGGTCCTGCTCTGGGGTCTGGCAGGTTTCAGATCAAGAACATCAATGTTCTGTATGACGACTCCGGTCCGTTCCGGGCCGAGGTCAGCCCGGTCAACTCGTTGGTCTTCCAAAGCTACGTCTATGACCGTGGCCCGACAGTGAACACATCGTTTGTCAACAGTCCCATCGAGTCGGGTACAATGCGTATCCCCGTCATGGGCACCTCGGAACAGTTCAACATCGATCTGATCAATGACACACCCTACCCCTCAAAGTTCACCAGTGCCGAGATCGAAGCCTCGAACTCGGGCCGCTACCGGAGAATCTGACCTGAAGGTCAGGGCCTCGATCAAGAGGGACCTGCTCCCCTTGTCACGCCGTCTTCGAGTACCGGACAAGATGGAGATGATGACTTACGGGGTTTCGGTCGAGGACGGCCTGAAGTTCGGGTTCGAGAACTCGGACCCCTGCCTGACCATCGTCGAACAGGGTACCCCTGTGGGGATCTTCGGGGTCGTGCCGACCTCTGTGGAAGGTCTGGGAGCCATCTGGCTTGTCGGGACCCCGGCCATGGTGGAGCCCAAGAACCGGTTTCGGTTTCTCCGGGAGTCTCGGGGCTGGCTCCACAAGCTTCACCAGAAGTACCCCAAGCTTGGGAACTACATCGATTCCCGGAACGAGGTCCATGTCGATTGGATCAAGTGGATGGGGTTCAAGATCGAAGAGGAAACCCAGATCAATGGGGTTCCTTTCTATCGGTTCATGAAGGAGATTGACTGATGTGTACACCAGCCCTTGCCTTGGGAGGCATCGCGCTGGGAGCTTCCGTTGGCGGCTCCCTGATGCAGTACCAGCAGGCCAGTGCGTACGCGGACGCCCAGTCCCAGTACCAGAAGTTCATCTACGACCAGAACAAGGAGATCGTCCAGCAGTCTCTCGTCCAAGAGTACGAGGCGACCCTTGTTCGGCAGACCGAAGAGCAGACCAAGGCCAATCAGGAGATCTTCGAGATCACCCGACAAGCCCGCGAGGCCGCTGCCCGGTCCTATACCCAGTCCGTCGAGTCCGGGGTGGCGGGCCTGTCCGTCGATTCCATGCTCAACGACATTGTCCGCAGGGAGTCGGAGTTCGTCTTTCGGACGCAAGAGCAGCAGCGGATGGTCCAGCTTCAACTTCAGCGGGAAAAGCAGGGACTGGCCGCAAGAGCCCAAGGTCAGATCATCAGCAGAACCCCCGAACCCATCTCAAGACCCAGTGCTTTGGCCACCGGACTGAACATCGTTGGTGCCACCGCTGGATTCTTGGGCTCTCAGGCCCCCACCGCAGGAAGTACCTACTTTGATGCCATCTTCAGCGGCTGAAAGGGAAACACATGGCTAAGGACATTCCGACCCGAATCCAGAGACCGGTCTCCGCACCGGTTTCCACGGTCTACGACATCGGTCCCTTGGCTCAGCTAGTCCAACTGGAGCAGACTCAGGGAATGCAGGTGGCCCGGGCACTTTCCGGTCTGGCCCCCACCCTCATGAACCTCAGCCAGACCATGGCGAGGTCCGAGGCCATGGAAGGACAGCAGGCTGCGGCCGAAATGCCCCGGAGCATCAAGGATGTTTCGGAAGCCAACAAGTGGTTCGATTCACAGAACCTCCCCGGCCCGTTTCGTCAGATGGCCTTCAGGGAAGCCATCGGCAAGCAACTCATGGGCCAGCGTCTCCAGTCAGCCCTGATCGAGAACCGAGATCGTCTCACCCGGTTGACGGATGATAGTGGGCAGCCGATCAATCAGGCCCAGCGTGACCAGATCCTGCAAGAGATCATCGGGGGTCTGGACATCGGGGAAGACACCTATGTTCGCCGTGGGTTCGCTTCCGTCAAGGACAACATTCTTCGCCAGTACCTGTCCCAGAACGACGAGATCATCGCCCAGAAGCTTCGGGAAAAGAACGATCTTTCGATTCAAAACGAACTGACAAGCAGCCTGATCGCGCAGGTCCAGACCGGGGAGATCGATTCGGTAACCGAGACTGTGCAGAAGGTTTCGGATCGCATCAGAGAAAGCGGTCTCGATCCCTCTGGAAGAAGGCAGGTCTTCAAGGGAGTTGAGGGATACATCAGCACCCTGCTGGCCAACCCCGACACTCCCCAGTCCGAGCTTGAGCGGGCCCGGGCTCTGGTGTCCGAGATCATCGATTCACCCGAGGAGACCGGGCGTCCCCCGTTGACCCCCGATCTGCTTGCGAGCTATACGGCTCTTGAGGACATCCTTGACGACCGTATCGACGACGGTGAGACCGTGACCGACAGGCAGGTTCGCCGATACGAAGGCGAGATGTACCGGGTGCTTAGCCAGTCAACGGGGCACATCACCGCCGCTGGGTGGATCGATCTGGTCACGGAAACGACAGGCCTTCCCGAGGCTCAGGCCAGTCAGGTCGCGGCCAGTCTCAGGCCTTTGTTGAGCCAGTACAACGAGAGGATTCAGAGGGGCCCGATGAGCCCGGAAGAGTTCAGTATCTTCCGTTCTGCGGCCGAGAGAGGCGAGCCGGTTCCCAAGCCGGTTTTGGCTCGGATGGGACCAGACCAGCTTGCCAGTATCGAACGGTTCATCGAAAGCTCTCCGTATGAGATCGAAGGCGTGCGGGAACGGGTGTCCTCCACCATGGCTTCGTTCTCCGCAGACTTGGCAAGCACGGCCACCAGCAGAGGGATGACTTCAGATCAGGCCCGATTCCTGTC